TGAATATGCAATTACTCAATGGGCTTACAAAATTGTTAATGAATTAGATACTATTAATGAAAAGTCTGCAAGTAGTAATATTTAGATTACTTATTATGCAAATGATACTGTTCCTGTTCCAGCAGTAATTGTTGTTACTTTAAAGCCAGGTAATGAAAACGGTAGAATTGTACTACCAGTTAGTCCTGCACCAATAGTTATTGTGTAGGCATCTGGATACTTTAAAATAACAACTCCAGATCCACCATTTGCACCAATAGTACCCACATTGTTAGACCTAGTAGCACCACCTCCACCACCTGTATTTGGAGATCCAGCTTGAAGATTTCCATTATCCCAGTCACCATTACCTCCGCCGCCAGCTCCACCTGGAGTAGCAGGTCCACCTGAACTACCCCAAGCTCCACCGCCACCACCTGCGTAATATGTAGATGTTCCTGTAATTGAAGAGAGTGATCCTATACCACCTGAGCCATTATTTGCATTGCCGCCAGTTCCACCAGCTCCACCGCCACCGCCTCCTCCAGGATTTGCTCCTGAGCCACCAGAATTACCTTGACCAGCAGTTCCACCAATTCCACCCCGACTTTGACCACCACCTCCACCACCAGATCCAAAGGTTCCACCAGGGTTTCCATCATAAGTTCCACCGCCACCACCGCCTTGACAGGTAATGTCATTAAATACACTATTAGATCCACGCAAACCAGAACCTTGAGGGCTACTGTTTGCGGTTTCATAGTTTCCACCGCCACCAGCTCCACCAATGGTAACGTTATAATTAGTAGATACAACTAGTGGTGTTTGGGTTCCAGTTATTAGACCACCAGCACCACCGCCACCACCGTGACGATCACCACCGCCACCTCCACCAGCAACTACAAGATATTGAACACTAAGTGGTAAACGAGAATGAGATGTAAAACCGTAACCTCTAGCAGAGGATGCTGATCTTGATGCAATAATTGGCATATTAAATCCTATGCGAACCTAACTTGAGATCCTAATACCGTATATGTTGCATTTGCAGTTTTAATAATAGTAAATGTATATATATCATTTGAATTTGCATTTCCAGAACTTGGTGCAGTTCCACCTTGCCATTCAGGAGTTACTGAGCTACCATCAATTTGAAATGCAGTTTGATAATAAGCAGTAGCAGTAGTAGTATTTATAAATACAATTGTTAATGCTTGACCTATTGACATAATTGAATTTAATGTAGTTCCTGCGTTTCCACGAACATTTAATGTCCAGTTACCAGTTGCAGCGGATGTGTAATAAGTTATTCCTTTATTATCTAACACATTATAATTAATTGTACCTGTAGCAGCTGATGCAGATATTGTTATTGTTTCAAGAGTCTGTTCAATTTTAGATGTTCCAGTTAAAGATGCATCAGTTAAAATTGGTGAAGATTTTGTAGCATATGTATTTGATGCTGATGTTTTATCAAGATACGTTGTAGAAGCAGAAGCTTGAGTGAGATAATTTGTAGAAGCAGAAGCTTGTGTAACATAAGTTGTAGATCCAGATGTCTGAGTAAGATAAGTTGTTGAAGCAGATGCTTGTGTTAAATAATTTATAGAAGCAGATGATTGACTTAAATATGTATTTTGTAAAGCAGATTCTTCAAGATATCCAAATCCTGCATCTTCTCCTGATCTTTTCCAAACATTTCCATCCCAATAATATCCTTGATATAAATCATTAATTTCTGGATCAAGAGGAAATAAAGTAGCCATAATATTATAATTATACCATTTTAATTTTCTTTATTCTGAAGGCTCTACTAATTCCCAGTTTATAATATCTTCATTCCATCTATAGAATGCACTCTCTGGTACATCACTTGGGTAAGGAACTGGAGATTGCCATTGGCAAACAGTTTCATCTAGTAGCCAAGAGTTAAATGGTTTTGGTGGAATAAATGCATCTAGCTCTTCGTCATAGGAGTATCCAATACCTGCATAATTGCATCTAATATTTCCATTATAGGAAGTACGAATACAAGTTTGATTTCTAAACTTACCATACCAGATTTCTGGGGATTCTCCCTCAATTAATTCTGTTTCATCAATACCAACAATAACTTCAGTTACAATGTTGTTTTCGTCTAAAAATGCGTAATGTGCCATAAGTATATTATATCAGATTTATTTTAGAATGTCTAAAAGTTTGCTATTATGCAAAACTTATATTTCCTGTTCCTGCAGTAAATGATGTAACTTTAAAACCACCTGAAGCTGCTGGAGTTGCACCAGTTAAACCAGCACCAATGGTTATTGTAAGAGTGTCTGGATATTTTAAAATTACTATTCCAGAACCTCCAGTAGAAGCAGTTCCGCTATTATTACCATTACCACCAGCACCGCTGCCTGTATTTATTGTTCCAGCACCGCCTGTACCATTACCTGTTCCAGCACCACCAATACCAGAACCGCCGCCGCCGCCGCTACCTTGATATGAGCCACCACCGCCACCGCCAGCACGAGTAATGCTTGTTCCAGTTATGTTTGAAGAAACTCCAGCACCACCAGCACCACCTGCACCATATGCACCACCACTACCATTATTGCCAACAGCACTTGCACCACCACCGCCACCATGAGGACTGCCATTTTCACTATTAGAATTTGTTCCACCAGCAAAACCTTGACTTCCTGTGCCAGCACCACCCGCTGGGCTTGGAGCAGTTCCGTTACCACCACTACCACCACCAGAACCACCAGAAGTACCAGCACCATTAGAACCACCTTTTCCACCACCAACTGATGTGATAGATGAAAAAACAGAATTGCTACCGTTAGCATTAGAACCGCCAGCACCTACTGTTACCGTATAAGAAGTTGAACGACTTGCAGAAAATGCAGGTTCAGCCGCATTACCACCACCAGAAGTTTGACCTACAACATTTGTACGATATCCTCCTGCACCACCGCCACCGCCTTGATAAAGACCGCCACCACCACCGCCAGCAATTACAAGGTATTCAATAGAAAAAGCAGCAGCATTTTGATCTGAAATTTTACCGCTTCTTATAAACCCTTGGGAAATAGTAGATGTACTAAGTCTTTTTACAGCCATTAGGAAATCTCCGAACCATAAGCTCCAAAAGACATACTTGCACTTGAGGCATATACTGTTAAAATATCACCAGCATCTAATGCTAGAGCAGTTGTTATTAAAGTTGTATCGTTTGCAGCAATTGCTACATCATAAGCTAAGTAATGATCATTTGACAATGTTGCACCATCTGGTCTAACAGCTATTCTATATGAGCCAGCAGAAGTATTTCTATTTGCTATTGACAATGTAGATACAATTGCTTGTTTTCCAGAACCAACAGTATATAAATTAGTATTTGTAGTAGCTGATGGAGAAGATTGCCCAAGCACTTTATAAGATACAGTCATTTTTCCTCCTAAGTTCCCACAAATATAAGTGGACTAATTGTATTTTCTTCTATTATACCAGGAATAGAAGTAGTAGTTGCATATAAAGAAAGATCAATATTATCTAAATCTGTTTGTGTGGCATAAGTTGTTGAAGCAGAAGCTATTGTAAGATATTCAGCAAGGTCTACTGAAGTTCCAGATACTTCTATCCAATATACAGAATCATACATAAATAATTCATTTGTATCTGTATCAAACCAAAATTCTCCTTGTTGTGGAGAAGCTGGGGGATTAGCAGATACTGAAATGCTAGGTGTGAAATCATCTACATATTCAGTAGTTGCATATCCAGTCAAATCTGGAGTACCAGAAACTAGGGGAAGCCAATTAATTCCATCACTTATATATGCTTTTTTAGCATTTGGCATATTTTAATCAGCCTCCTTTTTTATATTTAATTATATCATCTTAGTTATATTATATTGATAAAAGTTATTTAAGTATTAATATTTAAATTATTATTGTTCCAGTTCCTGCAGTAAATTTGTAGATTTTGTATCCACTACGAGTAGTTGTGTCAATCGTATAAGTTAATCCTGCACCAATAGAAGTTAAATTAGCATAACTATTTGGGAAAGCAATATCAATAGTTCCATTATTTCCAGATCCAGTACCAGTACCACCAGATGCTCCACCTCCAGCAGTATTTGTAACACTGGTTACTGATCCACTTGCATAACTAGAACCACCACCACCTGCTGATCCAGGATTTGCCCCTGAACCTGCACCGCCACCAAAATAACCGCCGCCGCCGCCGCCGCCACCGCCGCCATCGCCAGAACCACCACAATCTCCACCTAGTAATGCTGAACCTGTTCCAGCACCAGCTGGTGCACTTCCACCTGCTAATTCAGTACCTCCGCCACCGCCAGCAGCAGCACCACTACCACCTGAACCTCCAGATGTTCCACCACCTTGACCAGCATTTGCACCCTCCCAAGCACCACCACCTCCACCAGCAGCAATAGTAATAGAATTTGCCTGTGTTACAGATGTTGAAAATAATCCTGAATAACCACCACCTTGTCCACCATAGCCAAGATTTCCTGGAAGTCCTCCACCACCAGTTGGTCTTGAACCAGTACCAGCATTAGCATTTCTAGATTGACCACCTGCTCCAATAACTAATTCATAAGTAACTCCAGGAGTTGGAGCAAATACTCCACTTAATAAACCACCAGAGCCTCCAGTTCCAGAATTATAACCACCTGCTCCACCTGCTCCTTTCAATGTGAGTTCTAAAGATATAGGTGCTAGAGCAAAACTAATCGAACCTGTACCTGCTGTGAAAGTAGTGACCTTGTGACCTGTAACTATTGCAGTTGTAAAAGTTAAACCTGATCCACCAGCGATAGTGAATGATGCAGGGTAACGAATTATGACAATGCCAGAACCACCATTTGAACCACCAGCAGCATTAGCACCAGCACCGCCACCAGTATTTGCAGTTCCAGATGAACCTCCAGCACCACCACCAGAACCTCCAGCACCACTTAAATAACCACCACCGCCACCTGCTCTACTAACAGAAGTACCAGTAATAGATGAGGCTAGACCTGCTCCACCAGCACCGCCTGTACTTCCAGCACCTCCAGCTCCACCAATACCACCAGCACCTCCTCCAGCTGCTCCTGAATTTGGTTGACTAGCACCAGCACCTCCAGCAAAACCTTGACTAGCAGTACCAGCACCACCAGTACCAAAATAATGACCGCCGCCACCTGAACCACCAGAAGCACCATTAGTCCACGCACCTGGACCGTAACCGTTGCCACCACCACCTCCTCCAATAGATGTAAGTGATGAAAAAACAGAATTATTACCGTTTCCAGCAGGACCCACACCTGAGGCATTTGCAATACCTGTGCCACCAGCACCAACTGTAACTGTAAATGAACTTGCAACATTAATAGAGGTTATTCCAGCTAAATAACCACCAGCACCGCCACCACCAATAGCACCGCCACCGCCACCTGCGATAGATAGATACTCAGTTGTAACTTGAGTTAATGCTTGGGCTGTGCTATATCTAATTACACCAGTACCAGCAGTAAATGTATAAACTTTAAAACCAGATCTTGAAGTTGTGTCTAATGTATAAGTAAGACCTGATCCAATAAATAAATCATTAAAAGTATTTGGATATGCAATGATTACAACGCCTGAACCACCAGCACCACCTCCTGCATTAGGAGCAGCATCAGTACCACCACCACCGCCACCGCCGCCAGTATTTGCAGTTCCGCCTGTTGCTTTGGTTCCAGTAGTGCTTCCAGCACCGCCGCCACCTGAACCACCAGAACCAGCAGTTCCACTAACCCAAGTACCACCACCACCACCACCTGCTCTTGTGACTGATGAACCAGTTATTGATGATGCACTACCTGCTCCACCGTTACCACCAACATTGTTGCTTGGAAAATTAGCACCAACAGCACCAGCACCACCGCCACCGCCAGATGAATAAGTTCCACCACCAGAACCACCATTATTTCCTTGACTTGGAGAAGTTGATGGGGTATTTCCAACAGCACCAGTACCGCTACTGCCACCTCCAGAACCACCAGAATTACCATTGTAACCATTTCCAGCACCATATCCACCACCAGATGAAGTAATAATGTTAAATACAGAATCTGATCCATTGGTAGCTCCATTTGGTGCGCCACCATTATTGTTAGCAGCTCCAGCACCACCAGCACCAATAGTCACTGTGTATGAAGTGTCATTAATAAGTAATTCAGTGCCAGAACGATAACCTCCAGCACCGCCACCACCAGCATGTCTACTACCACCACCGCCACCACCAGCAATAACTAGATACTCAACAGTTGGAGCACCAGTTCTTCTGGCAGAGCAAGTGAAGCCAAATAGACCAAACATTATGCTGCCAAGTCTCCAACAGCCACCCAAGTATTAGATGATCTTTTTACTATGGATGCACCAGACCATTGTGAATTTAATTTTAGACCAGGGGCTCCATTTACAGTGACACCAATACCACCAGCAATTGTAATAGTTCCACTTGCAATTTGTAAAATATTTATATAGGTTCCTATAGGAAAATTAAATGTAGAGTCTGGAGGAATTGTAACAGTAAAAGTACCATTTAATTCAATAATTTTATTTTCATCCCCGCTTGCAAATGTATATGATGATGTTTTTGCAGCAACAATATCAAATACTTTGTTTTGATAAGTTGTTGAGGCAGATGTTTTATCAAGATATATTGTAGAGGCAGAAGCCTGGGTCAAATAATTTGCAGAAGCAGATGCTTGGGTAATATAAAGGCTAGAAGCAGAGGTCTGTGTTAAGTAAGTATTTGATCCAGAGACTTGTGTTAAGTAAGTATTTGAAGCAGAAACTTGGGTAAGATATGGTGTTAAATCTAAAGTTCCCCAACTACTTACAGATCCAGAAGTAGTTAAATATTTTCCACTATTTCCATTTTGATCAGGCAGGGTGGCAGATTCTGGGATATTTGAAAAATAGTTATTATCTCCATCCATTACTTTATTTGTTAGTATTTGATATCCAGATGCAGATACATATGATATTTCTTCAATTACCTCGTTTGAATCTACCCAAATAAATCCTGGCTCGTGATAGTCTGGCTCTGTTGCTGAATAAGTAAAAGGCTTCCAATTCTCACCAATAATATTCCAAGACTCTCCATCAAAAGCATAATCTTGAAATTGTTGTCCAACAGAAGCGGATAGTGGAAAAATTGTAGCCATAGTATCTTAATTATATCATTATATGTATTATGTTAATAAGGTTATTATGAGAATGTTACTGTTCCTGTGCCAGCAGTAATACTGGTAACTTTAAATCCACCAGAAGGTGATGCAGTTGTTGCTGTTAATCCAGAAGTAGTTACTGTGTAAGCATCTGGATATTTTAAGATTATAATTCCTGAACCTCCATTACCATTAGCCCCACCACCACCAGAACCTGAGTTAGCTGTTGCATTTGGAGATGCTGGAAAACCAGAACGATATCCGTTATCTAGCCTTCCTCCTCCTCCTGCATATCCTAAGCTTGTGCCAGAAATAGAACTTAAAATTCCGTTACCACCATTACCAGCAACTCCACTCACTCCATTAGATCCAGCTGTTCCTGCTCCACCACCACCACCTGCTGCATCATCATTTCCTGCAGATCTTGCCCCACCTTGATTACCTTGACCAGCAGTTCCTGGTGCGTTATTTGGAGCAGTTCCACCACCACCAGTACCTCCTTGTCCTCCACCAGAACCACCTGAAGATCCTGAAGATCCAGCACCACCACCAGCACCTCCGCCAGCAATAGTTGTTAGTCCAATACCTGTTGTATTATTTCCATTTCCACCTATTGCCCAAGGACCATCAAATCTATTTGATGTAGAACCCGATGGTCCTCCTGCACCAATAGTAATTGCATAAGAGCTTGTAGCTAAAGAAGTAGATCCTTGAAGCAAGCCTCCAGCACCACCACCTGCGAACTGTGGACTGCTTCCTCCGTGTCCTCCACCGCCACCTCCAGCAGCTATAAGATACTGAACACTAAGTGGTGGACGACTACTATTTTTTCTTGTACCAAGAACTCCAAGAGTTCCGCTAACACTATTTAAAAATGGCATACAATCTCCTAGATATTTAAATTAGCACTTGCAATTAAGACATTTGATGCTGCCAATATTAATGTAAAGTTAAATATATCAATTTTTCCAGCAGAACTTGTTGGTGTTGGTGCTGATCCGCCAACCCATCTAATTGTTTGAGATGATCCATTTAGATTTATGGTTGTTGGTATATATCCAGTTGAACCTTGTGTAATTAAAAATGACATAGTAATAGATTTAGAAGTAGTTGTTGGAACATTTGTTAAACTTATTGTAAAGTTGGCAGTTGGTGCAACTGTAGCATAATGTATTGCTCCATCATTATAATTTGCTGTCATTACATTGGTAGAAAATGAATTACTTACAACCGTTTCTCTAACTTCTGCAACATCTAAAATTCCAGGGATAGAAACAATTCCAGTAGAATCTATAGAAAGTCTATTAGTATAAGCACTTCCAGACCAATGACCAATTCCAAAATTTGTTCCAGTTTCAAGTCCAATAGTTCCATAAGTACTTCCATCAGTTGACCCACTACTTGTTACATATATTGCTGGACGAGAGGATGCATCTTTCAAATTTAAAAGACCTGTATCATTTTTTTCATCTACCCAGTTCCATAAAGCATTTCCAATTGTTACTCTTGTATCGTCATTAGTTCTAGTATAAGTTGTTCCATCACTTACATACCCAGTTGTTCCAGTGCCACCAGCAATAATAATTCTTGCATCACCATTATCTGGTCTACCTGTTAGAAAAGCTATATTACTTGCGTGTTGGGAATCATCTGTTCCATATAAATGAATTCCAGCACCTTTTGATCCAGTTGAATATGAATCTCCACTAGCATATATTTGAAGTTCTTGACGGTTATTAGTAGAATTAATTGCAATCTTTGCTTGCATTGAATCTATGCCTCTAGTATTATTTGCTGCATTTCTTGAGGATTCAAGTCTTAGTGGTCCGTGAACTTCTAGTCCAACAGAAGAGCCATCAACAACACTTCCTCCAACAAGAACCTGACCACCGTGTCTTTGAATATTTAAAACTGAATTTACATCATTATTAATAGCTAATATTTCATTATTATCTATTCTTATATTTTCTGCATTATTTGCTCCCACCTGAAAACCGTGATTATTAGTGTTATCAAGTGCATCTATTGTAGAAGATAGTCTTAGAGTTGGAGCAGATAATGAAGTAAAACTTGTAGGGGATGGAGATGTAATTGTAATTACTCCAAGCATTCCCGAATGAATTGAACACTGATAAGCATATGCACCAGTTATACTAGAAGGGACTTGCCAGTACAAAGTTCCTGAAACTTTACCTTGAGCAGAAGATCCTGTGGTAACTGTTCCATCTGTAGCAACGTGAATTAAACCTGTATCATAATTTGCTCCACCACCAGCGGTTTTAATTAAAAATGGATGTCCTGTTACATTTAAATTAAAAGCAATTGTAGTTCCAGCGGTTACATAAACAGTTGGATTATTTCCTGAATATTGATTATTAATTAAATACGCCATACTAGCTTCAGTAACTTCTAGTCTAGTAATTGCAGAATAAGCAATTTCATTAATTGTTATACCAGCAAGAGTTGCATCTGTTGTTCCATTAAATGTTGTAGGAACATTTTCTAATTCCGTTTTTGTTGCATAAATTGTTGAAGCACTAGAAATATCTAATTTATTTCCAAGAGAGGTTGCAACTGTGGATGCAAAGTTTGCGTCATCGCCAAGGGCTGCTGCTAGTTCATTAAGAGTATCAAGAGTTGCAGGGGCAGAATCTACAAGATATGTAACTGCTGCTGCAGAGGCGGTATTTATTGCAGATGTTAAATCAATACTATTTAATTCTGATTTTGTAGCATATGTAGAAGAGGCAGAAATTTGGGTAAGATATATATTAGAAGCATTTAATTGTGTTAAATATGTAGAAGAAGCAGAGTTATTAGTTAAATATGTAGATAAATCGGTAGTAGCAGATGCTATTTCAACCCATTCAGTATTTTCACTATTTCTTACATATAGTTTTTTAGCCATTATACAAAACTCACTGTTCCTGTTCCTGCGGTAAATGTTGTTACTTTATTTGCACCATTCATTGAAGTACTACCAGTTAGTCCTTCTCCAATAGTAATTGTTAGATCTGATGAATAAGAAAGAATAACTACTCCAGAACCACCTATTCCACCATTTGCAGTTTGGTTGCCACCACCAGCACCACCGCCTGTGTTTGCTGTTGCGTTTGTTCCTGGATTTCCACTATTACCACCACCACCAGAGCCACCGACACTGCCATAATAAGTTGCACTAGAAACACCACCAGCACCGCCACCGCCACGCACTGTTGCCGTTCCTGTAATGCTTGAAGATAGACCAATTCCACCATTGGCTTCAGTTGTTGTAAAAGCTTGTACAAAAACACCACCGTTTCCACCAGCACCACCACCTGCACCACCACGAGCAGTTGCATTAACACCAGCACTACCAGCAAGACCTTGTAAAGATGTTCCAGTGCTACCAGCCGCACTGCTTAGATAGAATCCACCACCACCACTACCGCCAGTGCTACTTGCAATTGTAGTAGAACCACCTCTACCACCACCAGTTGATACAATACTTGAAAATGATGAATTAGAACCGTTTGTAGGACTTGTCCCAGAAGTTCCAGCAACACCACCAGCACCAACTGTAACTCCATATTGTGTTCTAGAATTTAAAGTTAATGCTATTTCGGCTGTAGAGTTAGCACCTGATGATTCACCAGCTACTGAATTTCTATAGCCTCCTGCACCACCACCGCCACCTGTATTATGACCACCTCCGCCTCCGCCAGCAATAACAAGATACCCAACTTGAATTGGAAAAACTGCTTGTTGATAAAAATTAAACCAAGCATTATTTTCAGAACTATACCATTCTGGATAACCAGAATCTGTATTAAATCTAAACATTCCAGCTGATGGAGATACTGGTCTTTGTGCACTTGATCCAGAATTCATTACATATACTGGAACTGTTTGCATACTTGCAGATGTTAAATATGTTGAAGATGCTTCATTTTTTGACAGATATGTTGTACTTGCACTTGATATATCTAATTTATTTCCAAGAGAGGTTGTAACTGTAGAAGAGAAGTTTGCGTCATCATTAAGGGCTGCTGCAAGTTCGTTAAGGGTGTCAAGAGTTCCTGGAGCTGAGTCTACAAGATATGTAACTGCTGCTGCTGAAGCGGTATTTATAGCACTTGTCAAATCTATAGTTGACCAAGATGCTGCTGAACCACTTGTAGTTAAATATTTTCCAGCATTTCCTGTTTGTATAGGAAGTGCATCTATATTTTCTAATTCTGCTTTTGTTGCATATGTAGCACTTGCAGAATCTATAGTTAAAATAGTTTCATTAGATATAGATGGAACATTACTATCTGAATCTACCCATAAATCTCCTGCTTTTGGATTATCAGGGGCAGTAGGTGAAAAAGTTGTTGGATTAAATTCATTTCCTATTAAATCCCAAGCAATACCATTAAAGGTATATCCTTCAAAAATTTGTCCTACTGAAGCGGATCCTGGAAATATACTAGACATAGTAATATAATTATATCATTAGATATTTATTATAAATTTAACATTGATTTGATTTCTTCTTCAGTAAGTCCTAAAGCTGCCAGTTTGTTTTTTACCGATGCCTTCACTAGGTCTTTAGCTTTTTGGTTTTTAATGTGTTCCAACGCTTCTGTGCGAATTGCCTCAAAGTTTTGGATTTCTTCATTGTTCATTGGACGTGATTCGCTAACTCCTGTTGTAGCGTCAACTACTGTGATCATTAGTTTATCTAATTTATTTTCCATACTAGAACCTATTTCCGTATATTCGAACCGCACCATTCATTGTAGGACCGTTACTTGAGATAAGGCAGCCGTCATATGAAGCTGTAAGTGAATGACGGAAACCACCATTAAATATGCTTTCTGTAGCGTCTGCGGTTGCTCCATAAGCCCTACTCATGCCAAATGTGGATATCGAAAGCCAAGGATTTGCAATGTCCCAGCGAACAAAGTATGGGTATGCCGCTTGAGTGCTTGTCAGTGCAAAACCAGAGCCTCCACCAGATGAAGCAGCAAAAGACTTAAAAGATGGAGTAGAGCCGTAACCATAAGCCCAGTTTAGATGATAGCTGTAGTTTGATCCCGCAGGAGTTCCGCCAGACAAAAGTTGGAACGTTAATCCACCACCTGCCATTGTTGAAGCCACGCTCTCAATCATTACTTCTATTGTGTAGTTACGGTATTGCGAAGAAAAGCAGTTTAAAAATGTAATAGAAGAATTACCACCAAAAGAACCTGACGCAATTGGCACTAGACCACTTGCAACCATCGGAGAAACAAGCCAGACATCAACTGCAGTCATAGTTAAGATAACTGATGATTCAAACGGAATAAACTTGTCAAAACTATTAACAAACGTAACTCCAGATCCTCCTACAATAGACACATTACGAACCGTTGATAGGTTGCTGACAGTTACTTGAGCACCTACACTAAAGTTTAGAGAGGAGTTTGGTGCTATAGTAAGTGTCATAGAAGATGCATTGGTCATAGTAACGTGCTTGCCTAAGTCCTCTGATACAAGCGTGTAGGTAGTGCCAGTCTGAGAATTAGTGGTAGGAATCAATGGTGCTTTAAGATTTACGTTGGAAGTTAATGTATTTAACTGTGTTTGAATATTAGCACTTGCATTATTTAAATATCCAATTTCAGTATTATCTACATTTTCTACTTTTGGCTGATATATTGTAGAAGCAGAAGTCTGGGTAAGGTATGTTGTAGAAGCTGAGGATTGAGTAAGGTAAGTAGTTGAAGCGGATGCTTGTGTAAGGTAGGTAGTGGAAGCAGATGCTGCAGTTAAATATCCTGATAAATCTGAACTATCTAGAAAATAATCAAGTGCAGACCATAAAGTTGATCCATTTCCAATTTTAAATTTTCCAGTATTTGTTTCAAATCCAATTTCACCTGAAGAAAGGGTAGGATTAAGACTAGTCCAGTTTGCTGAAGTATCTCTTCTTACCTGAATTTTAGTTGCCATAATAACTAATTATATCATTAAAGATAACAAGTGATTATTTTTCTTCAAGCATATAAAGCATACCCCAGTCTATTGGGTCAGTGGGATATTCGTTTGTACCCCAGTCTATTGGATCCGCAGGGTATTCATTGAAAGCCCATACTGTATCGGTTGGAAAAGTTATTGAATATTTTTCTTCCATAATAGTTGATTATATCATTAAGTCTTTATAATAAAATTAACAACTGTAGATGGTTGCATATTATTGTGTGCACCATTTCCACCAGTTGACCCAGTAGGAGGTTGGGCAGTTGGGTTATTTCCTGTAATAGTTACAGCACTACTTCCACCAGAACCAGTACCAAATACAATCTGACCACTGTGATTATGAAGTGGCATTTCTGACTCAATAAGTGTATGTGTTTCAAAACCAGTATTAGCACCAATAGTTGTACGGTTGGTTAATCCTGATCCTTGACCATAACCAATAGGTGCACGACCACGCAAGTCAGGAACAGTAGCACCAACTATTGCAGCAAGAGCAGGATATCCAGATGTTGACTGACCATTACATAGTAACCATCCAGTAGGGGCTGCACTTGCACCATACATAATAATTGCTCCAGTTGGAGTAACAGATAGTCCAGCCACTGTTGCCTCTAGGGATTTATCTGCATAAGCACTTGAAGCAGATGTTTGTGTTAAGTATGTGGTTGAGGCAGATGTCTGTGTAAGATATGTGGTTGAAGCTGATACCTGTGCTAAATATATAGTTGAGGCAGAAGACTGACTAAGAAGAGAGTTTAACTGACTTGCATTAGATGTTCTAACAATTGTTACTGTTGCCATAATGTTTAATTATACCATTATTCAAAAATTCGCAAAAAATCCGCAAATTAAAAACGCAAAATTCGGCGAAATAGTATACCCCCTTACCACCTTATAACTCCGTTATATATGGAAGGTATTTATAATATGCAGAGATATTCCCTTATATGAAGACTATACTCTTTTTTGATGATCTTTGAACTTTTGTCCGAATGCGTGAATTCCATTAAAATATTTTCTACCTGAATAATGTGCTTTTTCTTTATCTTCATTTAATCTTTGACGACCTAGTTCATTTGCATCATTTTGTTCATTTTTAATAAGCTCTTCTGAGAAGTATTTATTAACAGTATCTAGTTCAAATTCCTCTACAAAGTATCTAGGGATAGGAATAAAGGCAGCTAGAGGATCACCTTTTTTAACACTAACTACCCTGTTGGGATCGGTTAGCTTTAGATTAAAGGAAAAGTCTCGTCTTATCTGATCTGCCTCAATTACTGCTGTCATTGCTTGCATTCCTGAAATAAAGAAGTTTGGGGCAGCAATGGTCATTAAGTTAATTCCTGGAGGGGTTTTAAATTGAAAGTTATTTTGAATGGTTAAGATACCTTCAGCAAATCCTGGACTAACTTGTTGCATGGAAAGGGATTCCCCTGGCTCATATATGTTAATATGAATATCATTAGGGTTTCCAAGGGATCCATCCCAAGTTGCATCAAAATCATATGCTGCCTTGATAATAAACCCATATTGATTTCCTATATTAAGGGGAAGACAATAGTAGGCATGGTTACTAAGCCAGTCTCTTTTAATATTACCCTTTAAAGATTCTACAATTTCTGGATATCTATCATATTGTTCATCTCTACCAGAAAAGGGAATTATTAAGATCTTATCTTTAGGAACCTCAAAACCAGGATCATTGATATAATTCAATTAAAGAACCCATCCATCAAAGTATTTCTCATCCTGAGTCCAGAACGAGGCAAGGGTATATCTAACACCATCTTCTATTTTAGATACGCCATGAAGGTGCTCTGGGTCTCCTGGGTGTATTGCAAGTTTTCCAACGGCAGGGGCAATGTCAAAATTATAATTTGGATAATATGTATGTCCACCAGAGTAATTATCATTTAAATATATAATAGCTCCATACTCTCTATGATTAAACCATTCTAATGATTCTTTATTATCTTCATGAGCATCTGTCATATCGTCACAATGTGGAGTTTGTTCCATACCAGGAAACCATCTAATTACTTGAAATAGATCTGGATATATCTCTGATAGGTCATAATGCTCTTTAATTGCTTTTCCCACTCTTTGACGAATTTCATATAACATTTCCCCGATTTCTTTGTCATGAGAATAAAGATGTTGAGCATTTAAGCTTCTATTACTCCAGAACTCTGATCCACCTTGTTCCCATGGCTCTATGCC